GTGACCGAATCTGCTTTCTCCACCGATGCTCTTGCCGCCATGAAGGAGCGCGTCCCAGACGTGGCCGAGCTGCTCCGTTTCATCGCCACACCGTCGCGCCTGCTGTTGCTGTGCCAGTTGTCGCAGGGCGAATCTACCGTCAGCGGTCTGGAAGCGACGACAGGCATTCGGCAGCCGGCCTTGTCGCAGCAACTGGCCGACCTGCGGCAGCGGCAATTGGTTCTGACGCGTCGCGAATCACGATCCATCATTTATCGCTTGGCCGACCCAAAAGTGGCGGCCTTGCTGAGCGCCATGCATGCGATCTTCTGTGCAGAGAATGAGCACGGTGATCGCATCCTCGAGTAATACGCATGGATGCAATCGGCGGCCGTCGTTTTTGTTCGGGTGTTAGCGAAGATCAGTCAAGGATCGGTGGACCCAAGCACAACGAATAAGAGGACGGTCGCGGCAGGACGGCAGCTATCTGACGTCCGGCACGCGACTCGGCCGGGATGAGGTGCGCTGGTGATGTGCGTCTTGAACATCGAGGATTTCTCAGGATCGTGCGCATCGGAAGAGAAAGTCTCTTTGAGACCAAAACGGGAACGATCTAAACGAAAGTGCCGACAGCATCCTGACATAATATACATTATGCGAAGTCGCATTGACGCTTCTGTGCGCCCTGGCGGCCTATCAATGCTGGTCCCTCCACAGGAAGCGGACTGGACAATGATATTAGACACCTACGATCGCGTAGACCTGACCGGCCCCTGGGCCGGTTTTGGTTTTCAGGGGCATCGGTTCTTCACTCCCGAAGGCCGAGATATCGACCCGGTGGGAATGCGCTACTGGTCGCTCACGTGCAACATCGCGCGCGAGTGGGCGCTGATGATGGCCGAGGAACGCCAACGCGTATGGCATGCAAGGCCGGCCGACGTGATCTACCTGCGGGACGTGCTCCGGCGCAGGCGTGAAATGCGGTTATCAATGATGGATGGCGCGGGGTCCGCCGACAGAGCGCGTGTGGTCCGGCAGACACGTGGGCCACGAAGTCCACGGCGCGGGTGAGGCGTTATCCGTAGGGGCTATGCCCCTACACCCCTACAATGCCGGTTCATCATCATTGGGGGACGCATGAGCTACAGACCGCAGAACAACCACGACGGGCTTTGGTGGGAAATCGCCCTGGGCATCTTCGTCGGTCAACTGATGACCGCAGCCTTCGCGGGTGTGGTGGCCCTGTGCCTGGGCTACTTCACGCTGCGAAGCGTGAGCGCAGGACTGCCGACACCACTACCGCAACGGATTTACACACCGCGCTCCCAGCAAACAGACCCGACACCAGTACAACTACGGCCGCTGGAATCGGACGAACGATGCATTCAACACAAACGGTTCCAGCGCCTGTCAAATGGCTGGCAAGAGTTGCCGCACGATCCGTGCTAAATCGTGATGCGTCACGAAACTACATGTCCAACGTGGTAGCCGGCGTGCTTGTGGTCGTCTGATACGGCTTGCTCTCGGGGAACGTGCCGAGGCTGCGCGGAACATGCCCAATCACGCCGCTTCTTTGGTGATCGCGATCAGCGCCACCGGCGTCACTCCCTGCGGTCGCAACGCCAGCAGCGCCGTCGCTCTTGCCATCAGGCGAGGTGTTATAGAGGCGTGGATCCTGCTCGCGCACTGGCTCCCGCCAAGGCCAAGCCGTGGCGACAACCGTGTGCTTGCCCGCAACAAGCCGGACACCATATGGCTGCACAGTGGCGTCGAAACCGAGGGCACGCAGCTGGCCAAGGTCAAGCTGCTCAAGCACGATGTTCGAAGTGTCGATCCATTGAAGCCATGCACGATCACGGCCAGACACCTGCGCAATGGCGGCAACCCGAATGCGACCCTTGGCGGCGAGCTCGATCACATAGCGCTGCTCCGGCGTCAAATCAGCAAGCGGATCGGCGACAACGGCCGCGACGGCCTGCTGCCCAGGTGCAGAGACCAGCTCACCCGGCTTGAAGACCTGGCCGACCGCTGGCGTTGACGACGGGCCCGTGGCAGCAGCATGCGCCGGCTGCTTACCCTTGTTGAAGTAGCTGGCGAAGAAGTAGAGACCGATGCCACCGACTACGAGAAAGATGACAGCACGCACTGCCATGGCGGCCCACACGTTCTTGCCGCCTTCCTCATAGACCTCGGTGTTCTCAGCGCCAGGCGCGTAACCGTCATAGAGCGGAAAAATCACCGGATCGTACTTGAGCGTCTGGCCGCCGACCTTCTCGAATTTGCCCGGTGAGGTGGTGTGGAAATACGTCACGCGGTACCGGCTTTTCATGCCGACCGCTGTGAGCTTCTGGAAGGTATTTTTCTTCTCAATACGTGCTTTAACCGCCGAGTGTAGACGGTTGATCCACTGCGTCATGATGACCGCATCGCCACCGTTCTGACCAAGCAGCGCCCAAAAATTCTCGACAGCCGGCTCAAGCGGCTTACGCTCGTTGACGTAGAACTCGTGGACCTCATCGATCACCACAAGCGCATCCTTGAACTCATCCGGAATGCACCATTTACCGGAGGCATCCTGCGTGCAGGCGAACAGCTTGGCAACGTCCTTCGTATCGACCAGCACGAGCAGATCGAGCACGTCCTTTTCCTGCATGCCCAGGTGCTTGGCGATGCGGTCGTGACGCAACCCATTGAGGCGAGCGAACACACGCCGCCCCTTCTTGATCGCCGGGAGAATGTGATTCTTTACAGCGTCGTAGCTCTTGCCGGCGCGCGGCACACCTTCGTTGAAGACCAGCATGTCACCAAATCCCGAGCGTCAACACACGACGCAACAAGTAGAAAATCATCGCCGCGCCGATGGCAACGAGCGATGGCCCAATCATGAAGACGTCCGCGAACCACAGGATGGTGCTACCTGCATTTCCCAACATGCCACCGATGCTCTGCCCTTTCATGAAATCAGGCATCGGCAGGAGATTCATGACGTAAAGCACCGCAGAGAGCGTCTGATCGAGCCACATAACGAACAGGTCGCCGATGAAATCAGCGAACGCCTGCCAGATCAATTTGACCGCCTTCCAAATCCATTCGGTTAGATCACTAAACCAACCCACTTGCATACCGCGCCCCTTATGTCACAGCAATGCGAATAGCCGCATACGCAGCAATCGCCAAAATGACCCAACCACACGCACGCAGGAAGCCAAGAAACGTGCCGCTACAGTGAAAATCGATGGTCATGGCGCTCCACCACTTGGACGCACCCAAGGTAAAAACCGGACACGATCCGCCAGACGGAACAGTCATGAAACTGGCGATACCACCGGCTATCGGCGTAGAGCGAACCTGCGCGGCGAACTTGGACACAACCGACTCCACTGTCTTGTCGCTCTTGGTGTACAGATCACCCATCGGTGCACCCGCGCCAGGATCATCACCATCACCCTCTTCGCCGTCACCATCACCGCCGCCGGAATCAGTACCAGAGCCGGTGCCATCACCCTTACCGGAACCGTCCTTGCCATAGGTGCTATCGAACGTGGTGACGTTGGAATTGGTGGTAACGCCGCCCCTGGTTTCAGAAGATGTGCCCTGCCCTGTCACCTTCCAATCGCCGCCGTTAGAGGGCGCATCCTTCGGGGCATTAATCGCCGCGTTCTCGGGCGACTTCGTTGCGGCCTGATTGTTGTTATCGGCCTTCTTGACGCCGGACTCTCCAGGGGACCAGCAGAACTGCTTGCCGGTCGATGCGGTCGCACACTGCTTGCCATCGCTACGAATGCACATGGTCAAGGTACCAGACTGCACGCAATCCTGATCCTTCACACCCTGCCCTGTGCCATCGCCGTAGCTACACGTTGCACCAGTAGGCTTGGCACCGACCAAACTGAAATAGGTTTTGCCGCCAGCGCTAAACGTATCAGCGGAGGTAGCAGGCCCCATGGCACAGCCATCATTGCAACTTGCACCATTACCCAATGCTGACCAACCGGATGTTGAAGCAGGACGAGCAGCACAACTATTGCGCAACGGAAAAACAAAGCTACTGGTAGGTGCATACGGCATGTCAGCAGAAAGCCACAACCGATAAACCCCCGCATCAGGCGGCTGATCATCACGACGACAATCATACTGCGCGCTGGGAACACTGGGCCTAGTATTAGACAACCACCACTCACCACGTGCATTGCATGCGGCAAATGCAGCGCCCTGATCACCAAAGCTGCCGCCGTTAGGTGGCTCCGCTGAAAACGCATACTCAGTGAACCCGATTAAGAGCAACACAGCGAAGAAAATCACTCGGATCATGGTGCGTCCAAACCCTTGACCGCCGCCCATCCACACAAAGCGCCCATAAACGCACAGAACAGTAGAACGATCATCGTGCCTCCCCCAGAAAGAGAGAGGGCGACACCGAAGCGCCGCCCTGCCCTCACCACCATTAGCCGAAGAAGCCGGCCACCTTCTTTGCACCCCACTTAGTGAAGCCGACCAGCGCGATCAGCGCGGCAGCACCCACAACAGCGGTCACGGCGTCAGCCGCACTCAGACCCGACAGAATGTCACCCATGTTTTCTCTCCTAGTAGATTGATTGATTTACCGGTCATTGAACATGCCCGCGACGCTGCCGGCGAGGCGTCCCAGGACGAACCACACGATCACCACACCGCAGCAGCCGGTGGACCACGCTACGGCGTCCTCCTTGCTGGGCATTGCGAACGCTTCTTGCACCAGCGCATACACGCTGTATTCGCTACCACTGACGAGCACGTAGCCGCTGCATTCACCAACCGATTGACCGGTGGGCACCAACGTGCCGTCCGCTTGCAGGGCTACGCACACGGCCATGGCTTAAGCCGTCGCGCGTGCAGGCGCTTTGGCAGCGCGCAACACATGAAATTTGCTGTAGTTGATGGCGCCCTTGTTGACGGTCACCATGGCTTCCAGATCCAGCTCGTACTCGCCGGGCTGGTACGCGGACTGTCCCTTCTCAAGGCGGACATCGAGGGGATACGCGAAGCCGCCGGCTTCGAGCTTGGCTTTCTGCTTGCGCGTGGTGTATTCCCGGTCCTTGCCCTCGTCATCCTTGAACGTGCCGCCACGCTCATCGACTTCGGCGCTCAGCACAGTGACTTTGATTCCGCTCATGGTGTAACCCCTTCTAAGGTTTGATTGATGCCCGCGATTTCGGGCCATTGATTGGCTACGTCTGCTGTTGCCCACGCCGGTAGCCGATGCGACGTGCAGGTACTGATGACGGCATGCAACGCGTCAGGCGTTGGGCAATGCCGCACGATGAAATTCAGGGTTGCGCCGTACTGACGCTTGATGTGGCGACGCGCACTTTTCCAGGTGGCATCGACAGCAGCTTTCGTAATGTCGATGCGCGTGGCGACGCAGTGCAGGAACTTGAGAACGGGATAGGCACCGAGCAGATAGGCAGCAGGATCGCGCAGCAAATCCAAGGGCAATTCCTTGCGATTGGTGGAGCGGAATTGCGCCTCATAGCGCACCCATTCGGAGGCCTTGTCGCCTTGCTCCCTGCCCTTCTCGTACACGCGCAGCTGCTTTTCGGACTTCTTCCCGCCGACGTAGAAGGTCTTGCCGTCGCCACTGTCGTGATCGTCCACGGTCTGCGCCTTGGGGCGCTGTCCACGGTTGTCGAATTCGCCCGATGCATACCAGCTTTGCGCCAGTTTCAAGGGGTATTTGCCCAGCAGGTCATCGGCGGCAACGTCCACACGGGTCAATCGTCCAGCGCAGCTTTCGAGCTTCGCTCGAAGCTCCAGCCACCGCTTCGCATGGCCACAGCGCGCTGCGCTCAACACTCCACACCCGGTGCCGGTCAACTCGATACGCGCGGTGTAGGTGCCATCTGCACGGCGGCAGTGCTCACCGCCCAACTCGATCAACCCGACGTGCTGGCCGTCGCGGTCGGTGATACGCACGCGCCACAGATAAAACCGCCCCGGCCCGGCCTTTTCGTCAAGTTCCAAGCCCAAGCCGGCGAAGAACCAGCAGAACACTTGCAATGCGACCGCACGGGCGTTCTCGGCGGTGACGTCCATCCATTCGCGGACCTCTTCGGCGTCGTCGTTGACGAACACACCGGCTTCGCCGAGGACGGCACGCAAGTCCACAGAGGCGGAAAACCAGTCAATGGCGACCGTCAGGGTGCCATCGGCATTCCTGAATTCACTGACTCCCCTGTTAGACGAGGGGAGTCCCAGATCCAGCGAGCCGTCAGCCATGCGCGTAGAACTCCACAGCAGCGGTTTCACAGGCACGAGCAGCACGGCGCGAGGCGTGCACGCTCTGCTCCACCAGTCGGCCAGCAAGACGCACGGTCAGGCGAAAACGCCGAGTGCGGCGACCACCGATCACGATGTGGTAGGTGTCGATGTGGGAGACGACCGAGGCGCTCATGCCACAAGCTCCAATTCGGCATAGGCGCTGGAAACAATCGCGCGGCGCTGACTCAGCGGCGCACCGTGCTCCAACACGCTTTCGATGATTAAGACCTGTTCGCGGTGTGCGCGCAGCGCAGCTTCGGCGCGGCGATCCAGAATCCAGGCGACCAATCGGGCGAGGCCGACAGTAACGGTCAGCGCAGACGCGCCGATCAGTGCAAGTGCTTGTGTGTCCATGAAGCCCCTATCCCCTGCCCCTTGACGCGGACCCCGGAGGGGAGCCGGGGGCGCGGTGTCATACGGCGTAGGACACGAGGTGCATGTAACATGAGACAGGACACTTCTGTCAAACGGTATATGACGTGGACACCATAAATAAATTGCTTGACACGGCGCGAAAAGCATGCTCGCGCGACTCAGACAACAGCGTTGCGCTGTCGCTTGGCGTGTCGCGGAATTCGGTTTCGGTGTGGCGAAAAGGCGGCAAGATCACAGACACACACCTGATGGCGCTCATCGAACTGGCTCAGGCCGATCCCGCGTTGGCCGTGAAGGTGCGACAGGAAGAAGCAGCGTCGCCGGCAGAGAAAAAGGCATGGAGTGCGCTGTGGGACAGACTGTCCCCGGTCACTACGGTGATCGGGGCGCTCGCACTGGTGGCAATCGGCATGCACGCAGGGGCGCATGAAGCACTGCTAGCGGCGCTCTCCCCCGTCGCCATAACACCCACCTTCTATACATTATGCGAAGTGGCGTGTTGACGCTTCTGTGCGCTCTGGCGGCCTATCACTGCTGGTCCCTCCACAGGAAGCGAACTGGACAATGAAGCTAGACACCTACGATCGCGTAGACCTGACCGGCCCTTGGGCCGGTTTTGGTTTCCAGGGACACCGATTCTTCACACCAGAAGGCCGGGACATCGATCCGGTCGGGATGAGCTACTGGTCGCTGACATGCAACATTGCACGCGAATGGGCACTGATGATGGCGGAAGGACGTGAGCGCGTGTGGCACCCCCGGCCAGCCGAAGTGATCTACCTGCGCGACGTACTCCAGCGCAGGCGTGAAAAGCGGTTATCAGTTGAGAGTGGTAAGGGGGTAGCCGCCAGTGCCCGGCGCAGCCCGACTGGACGGGGGCGGCGGCGTCCACGGCGCGGGTGAGGCGTTATCCGTAGGGGCTATGCCCCTACACCCCTACAATGCCCGTTCATCGTCAACGGGGGCCGTATGAGTTACAGACCGCAAAACAACCATGATGGGCTTTGGTGGGAAATCGCCCTGGGCATCTTCGTCGGCCAACTGATGACCGCAGCACTCGCCGGGGTGGTGGCGCTGTGCCTGGGCTACTTCACCCTGCGCAGCGTCAGCGCCGCGCTGCCCACAGTCGGGCCGCAACCTCTATACACGCCACGCTCTCAGCGTGCAGAGCCGGCACGGCTGCAACTACGCGAACTGGAATCAGACGAGCGGTGCATTCAACACAAGCGCTTCCGACGACTGTCGAACGGCTGGCAGGAGTTGCCGAACGATCCGTGCTGAATCGTAACGCGGGACGAAATCACATATCCAACGTGGTTGGAGACGTGTAGCTCTGCACCTGATAACCGGGGGACTCAGGGAACGTGCCCTGGCTGCGCGGAACACGCCCAATCACGCCACCACGCTCGTGATCGCGATCAGCGCCGCCGGCGTCACTCCCTGCGGTCGCAACGCCAGCAGCGCCATCGCTCTTGCCATCCGCCGAGGTGTTATAGAGCCGTGGGTCCTGCTCGCGCACTGGCTCGTGCCACGGCCATGCAGTGGCAACAACGGTGTGCTTGCCGGCCACCAACCGCACACCGTAAGGCTGCACGCTGGCTTCAAACCCAAGTGCCTGCAATTGCGCCAAGTCGAGCTGCTCCAACACGATGTTGGAGGTATCGATCCACTGCACCCAGGCGCGATAGCGACCATCCACTTGCGCAACGGCAGCAACGCGAATACGGCCTTTCTCTGCAAGCTGGATCACATAGCGCTGCTCAGTACTGAGATCGGCGAGCGGATCAGCAACGGGATTAGGCAACCCCTGCCCTGGTGCAGACACCAACTCACCGGGTTTGAACACCTGCCCGACCGCTGGCGTCGATGACGGACCAGCAGCAGCATGCGGCGGCTGCTTGCCCTTGTTGAAATAGCTCGCGAAGAAATACAGCCCAACGCCGCCAACGACCAGAAAAATCACGGCACGCACGGCCATCGCGGCCCAGACGTTTTTACCGCCCTCTTCGTAAACCTCGGTATTCTCGGCACCAGGGGCATACCCGTCATAAAGCGGAAAAATCGCGGGATCGTACTTGAGCGTCTGTCCGCCGACCTTTTCGAACTTGCCGGGTGAAGTCGTGTGGAAATAGGTCACGCGATACCGGCTTTTCATGCCGACCGCCGTGAGCTTCTGGAACGTGTTCTTCTTCTCGATGCGCGCCTTGACCGCCGAGTGCAAGCGATTGATCCACTGCGTCATGATGACCGCATCGCCACCGTTCTGACCAAGCAGAGCCCAGAAATTCTCTACCGCTGGTTCCAGCGGTTTGCGCTCGTTGACATAGAACTCGTGCACCTCATCGATCACGACCAACGCGTCTTTGAATTGGTCCGGTATGCACCACTTGCCGGACTCATCCTGCGTGCAAGCAAACATGGCGGCGACATGCTTGGTGTCAACCAGCACAAGGCAATGCTGCACGTCTTTCTCTTCAATGCCCAGATGCTTGGCAATGCGATCATGCCGTAGACCGTTGAGACGCGCGAAGACGCGACGACCCTTCTTGATCGCGGGCAATATGTGATTCTTTACCGCATCATAGCTCTTGCCGGCACGCGGAACGCCTTCATTGAAAACAAGCATCTCACCAAATCCCGAGCGTCAGGACGCGACGCAACAAGTAGAAAATCATCGCCGCGCCGATGGCAACGAGCGACGGACCGATCATGAACACGTCCGCAAACCACAAGATCGTGCTGCCGGCATTTCCGAGCATGCCGCCGATGCTCTGCCCTTTCATGAAATCGGGGAGCGGTAGCAGGTTCATGACATAGAGAACCGCAGAAAGCGTCTGATCAAGCCACATCACAAAAAGATCGCCCACGAAATCAGAAAAAGCCTGCCAAACGAGTTTGACGGCCTTCCAAATCCAGGCGGTTAGATCACTCAACCAACCAGCTTGCATACCCTGCCCCTTATGTCACAGCGATGCGAATAGCCGCATACGCAGCAATTGCCAAAATAACCCAGCCGCACGCACGCAGAAACGCGAGAAATGTACCGCCACAGTGAAAATCAATCGTCATGGCATTCCACCACTTGGAGGCACCGAGGCTAAACACAGGACAAGAACCACCAGCTGGAACGGTCATAAAACTTGCGATGCCACCGGCAACGGGAGTGGAGCGCACCTGCGCGGCGAACTTGGAAACGACAGATTCAACGGTTTTATTGCTCTTGGTGTAAAGGTCTCCTATCGCTGCACCCTCGCCAGGATCATCGCCTTCGCCTTCTTCGCCGTCGCCGTCGCCGCTACCGGAATCCGTACCAGAGCCGGTGCCGTCCCCCTTGCCGGAACCGTCCTTGCCATAAGTACTATCGAATGTGGTGACGTTTGAATTAGTCGTAACGCCGCCTCTAGTCTCCGAGGACGTACCCTGCCCCGTAACCTTCCAATCGCCGCCGTTAGATGGCGCATCCTTGGGCGCATTGATAGCCGCATTCTCAGGGGACTTGGTGGCGGCCTGATTGTTGTTGTCGGCCTTCTTGACGCCGGATTCTCCGGGCGACCAGCAGAACTGTTTACCAGTGGAAGCTGTCGCGCAGTTCTTGCCATCGCTGCGAATGCACATCGTGAGCGTGCCGGACTGGACGCAGTCCTGGTCTTTGACGCCCTCGCCCGATCCGTCGCCATAACTGCACGTTGCACCAGTCGGCTTAGCACCAGCGAGACTAAAATACGTCTTACCACCGGCACTGAATCTATCGGCAGAGGTCGCAGGACCCATAGCACACCCTTCTTGACAACTTGCACCATTTCCCAAAGCAGACCAGCCAGATGTAGATGCAGGTCGAGATGCACACTGATTAGACAGCGGAAACACAAAACTGCTGGTAGGCGCAAAGGGCATGTCCGCAGACAGCCACAACCGATAAGCGCCAACATCGGGCGGCTGATCCTCACGACGACACTGATACTGCGCGCTAGGGACACCGGGGCGCGTGTTGCCAAGCCACCAATCGCCACGCGCATTACACGCCTGAAAGGCAGCACCCTGGTCACCAAACGAACCGCCGTTAGGTGGTTCCGCTGCAAGCAAATGACCAGAAAAAACCGCACCAAGCAACAGGATTGCAAGGAGCCATCGCGTCATGGCGCGTCCAAACCCTTGACAGCGGACCAACCGCAAAGCGCACCCATGAAGGCACAGAACAATAAAACGATCATCATGACCCCCAGAAAGAGAGAGGGCGACACCGAAGCGCCGCCCTACCCTCACCACCATTAGCCGAAGAAGCCGGCCACCTTCTTTGCACCCCACTTCGTGAAACCGACCAGCGCGATCAGCGCGGCAGCACCCACAACAGCGGTCACGGCGTCAGCCGCACTCAAACCCGACAGAATGTCACCCATGTTTTCTCTCCTACTTAATTGATGATTGGTTTACCGGTCATTGAACATGCCCGCGACGCTGCCGGCGAGGCGTCCCAGGACGAACCACACGATCACAAAGCCACAGCAGCCGGTGGACCACGCAATAGCGTCCTCCTTGCTGGGCATTGCAAACGCTTCTTGCACCAGCGCATACACGCTGTATTCGCTACCCGTAACCAGCACGTAGCCGCTGCACTCGCCGACCGCTTGGCCGGTGGGCACCAACGTGCCATCTGCTTGCAGGACTACGCACACGGCCATGGCTTAGGCGACCTTTGCGGGCTGCTGTTGCAGCTTTGCAGTGAGATCGGGCACCAAACGAATGCGCCGACCGAACTCCAATCCGCCGAATTTGTTGTTCTGCAACGACTTCGGATCGATGACATAGAAGCCCTCGCCATAGGGGGCCTGATCCTCATCGAGGCCGATGGTGAACGGGAGGGGGAAATCGCCGTCGCGCAACACGGCAGCAGTCTGCTCGCGGAAATGCGTGGCCGGCTTACCCTCACGGGCCGGGAACGAACGAACAGCAACAGCGGAACTCATGACTTGAACTTTCATAGTGGGACTACCTTCCAGGCAAATGTCCGGCCGAAGAGGAATGTCACTTTCCACGGGGACGGCCAGAACTCCCCGGTAAGCTTGTCGAACCAACCGCCTTTTGCTTTGCGGATATCGGCTTCCCCGCCGAGAGCTTCACGCGCATCTTTCGGGGATTTCCACCAGCGCAATTCGCGCTTGGATTCGCTGTTGAGTCCACCGACACCGTGTGTGCGGAATCCCTTGGGAAAAGCTCCAGCTGTAAGGGCAGTGAACTTGCTCGCATACTTGGCGAGATAGCCGACGCAATTGCGGGCTTTCTCCATTTTGGTGAGGCCATGCTTCCACCAACCCTTCTGATCAGGCTTGCCGAACCAAATGCCCTTGGGCACCCAAATCAGCAGGTGGTAGTGGACGCGGAGTCGCTGGGTGAGTTCGCCAACCCATAGGTAACGAAGGCTTTGACCTTTAAACCTGCTGCGCCTATTTGCAATTCGATTGAGGTGGCTGCGGAAGCATGCAAGTAGGCCGCTAACGTCGCCAGGGCTTGCGTTGCTTCCATCGTTGTAGGTGAGCGTGAGCATGTACCACGCACCTTGTCGCGAACCTTTCCGTGCTTCCTGGTCATGCAAACGCGCTCCGGTGATAACGGACTTGCGCAGCCGTTGCGCCTTCGACTGAAGGGGATCAATTTCGATAGTGACGGTGCCAGTCGGCTTACCGCCCGTTTGAGTTGTTTTGTAATGGACAAGCCCAAGGGCCAGCGCTGCGCGCTGGCCCTCTGGCGTCAACGCGACCGGATGCGCAGCGTCGAACTCAGCAACGCTCGTGCCAACCACGCGCTTGTTGCTGTGGATCTTCTTTGCAGCCAATTCGGTGCGGCGCGTAGCGGCCTGCATGACGCCGATAGATGCATCGAACACGGACAACTCACGCGACTGCGTGGGCTGTTCCTGCATGCGGATACGTGCGTTTTTGGAGGTGCAGGCGACGCACAGCCCACCGGCAAAAAAATAGGCGGTGGGATCACCGCAGAAGGAGCATGTGCCGTCAGCCACCGCGCACCTCGCGAGATGCGATTGCGACCAATGCGGCTTGCTCGATCTGAGCAACCATCGCGTCGTGCTTGCGATCAAGCCGCCACAAAATTAGGCCGGTGATTCCCTGGCCGAGTAACAAGCAGGCAGGCGCGATGGAGATAAGCGCGAGCAGCTGCAAGACGAAATTCGGATGCACCCCACTACCCCCTCCCCTGCCGCTTGACGCGGACCCCGGAGGGGAGCCGGGGGTGCGCGGTGCTCACCCATCGGTGAACACAGGTGCATGTATATTCCTCAGTTAACAAAGTGTCAACCATGAGATGAACATGCCCGCGATAAACGCCCTACTTGACAAAGTGAAAGAGAGTTGCTCTCTCCCGTCAGACAACGTTTTGAGTCAGCGGATAGGCGTGACGCGCGCAGCCGTGAGCATGTGGCGGAGTGGGAATAAGCCGGTGCCAGATGAACGAATTGCGCAGCTATGCGCGATGGCAAAGCTCGATGGCGGCGAATGGATGGCGCGGATTCACGCGGAACGTGCGGCGTCCCCTGCGGAGAAAGCTTTGTGGCGATCAGTGTTGGACAGGCTAAGCGCGGCCGCCGCGGTGGTCGCGCTGCTAGTCCTGGCGGTGCACACAGGAGCGCATGAGGCGCTGCTGGTGGCGCTCTCCCCGGTCGTGATAACCGACCCTCTATACATTATGCGAAATCAGCTATTGGTGCGGTAA